GCTCAGGGATTTGACCTTGGACATGTCCATGTCCGGACCGGCCTCCTCGAAGATATCGTGGAGGGCCTTGGATTTGGCTATAATAGCCTCGTTAATTTCTTTCAGGTTCATTGTTACCTCCGATTAATTCAGATTGCGCAGTGTCCTGGTGAAGGACAGGTACAGGCTTCCCATCACGGATTTGCTGGCGCTGTCAGTCTCATCCAGCAGTGACTGCAGCTCGGCAGACAGGGCATTTAACTGAGACTGCAGCTCTTTAATCCGACTGCGGTTGGCCTGGGATAAAGTGCGTCCTTCTTTGCGCCTCAGATCGGCAAGCGATTTGGAGCGCTCAACTATCCCGCTGACAGCAGCAAGCGCCGTTTCGAAATGCTGAGCGAAGGTAGCACCATCGTCTTCTTTGATGGCCAGGGTAGCGGTGCCGACTCCGGCACCTTTGAGCACAGGGGATATCTCGACAGGGTTGACCGACTCTAAAATGCGAACCTGTTTGCCGTCGATCTCCTGCATGGTCCACTTGACCGGCCAGAAGCCGTAGCTCCATTCCTGCAAACTGCCAGTGAATTTGACGGCTTCATAGTGCTCGCGGCCGGAGACCGAGTTGAGGTTGAACTGGCCTTCCGCGATCACGGCATCGCCAATCTCTCTGATCACAGCCTTGCCCACAGGCAGGGCGCCCTGCCAGGATCCGTGCTGGTAGGCTGAGATGAGCAGCTCTTTGCCGGGTGGGAAGGCGCCGGACTTGGTGAGGTCGCCGTCGCTGTCGATCACATTGAGCGTGGCGATCTGGGCGGTGAATGCTCCGTCCTGAGCCTCTTTGAACTGGATTTTTATCGATTTATGTTCCATGTGGCCTCCAATAAAAAAGGGCCCGAAACCGGCCCTAATTAGAAGAATGTCGAGCTATTATGAAAGTTATTTATACAATGAATATCCTCTGGGAATGACAGGTGATGGGGTCCACCTCACATCTCGTTATTTCCATATCTCCAATTGTAGCTGTCGCATCGATAAACTATTCCAATCGATAGTGCATCGGTGTATAATGTGGCAAATTCATAAACATGGGAAACCGCTAAGTGGGAGGTTATGATGAGTGCAGTTTGGTATGAATGTGAGTTTTGCAATAGAAAATTTAAATCAAAAATAGTTCGGGAAGCCCCGAAATTATGTCGCAACTGTATAGAGTTGAGGCGGCTAATAAGAAGCTGGGTTAAGGATGGTATTTGGGTAAAAGAAGCACCTGAACCCAAGGATTAGTCGCAATGGATATTAAAAAGACACAACGCCGCCTTACCTCTGTCTGTGGTTTCTCCAGAAGCATGTACAAATCTATAGAAGACACTCCGGCATCCTGGTCATCTTGGTTTAATATTTCGGATGAAAACATATCACAAGCTCTGCCTGATGAGCCTGGTGTTTATGAAATCCAGACTGATTTTGAGATTAACAGGGTAAAGGGCAACTCTGAAATTGTCTATATTGGTTCTGCTGTAGATAGTCTTAATAAACGACTCTGCTCAAAAATGTTTAAGAATTGTATCAACTTAGATAGAGTTAGCAAATGGCTATTTTCCCACTCACATTCACTCGAATTTCGTTACATGGTTACAACAACATATGATGCTAAGTACCATGAGGCTTTACTGCTATGGGAATACGAGCATTCACATTGGGAACTGCCACCTGGAAATGACAAATTAGAGAGAGCGGCTATTATTGATCACATTATGCAACACTATTATGCAAATATAGAGCGTTTTATGAAACAGCACGAAAGCGTAGATAAATTGTTGAGGGACTTAATCGGACAAAAGAAATCAAATAAAGAAATTGCGGATTTATTTTGTGTTCCTGAGTACATCATTGAGAATTTCAGAGTGTATTTCTTGGAATAATCTACTGCATCCAGTCAATGACTCATGAATGATACTCCCAGGACAGAACCTAAATAAGTTTGAGCGTTATTTACAATTTAACTTAGTCATTTTTAGTCATCAAGTAGCTGACTACTTTGAGCCACTGTCAATGCCGCTAATTTTCCATGTATCTCCTACCTTTTGTAATGACACTGACCATTGTTGTTTAATAATCATACCAAAAGCATTTGGCATACTGACCATAACTGGTACAGTCGCAGTAGGGACTGTCGCATTAATGTCAATATTGGCTTTGCCTGTTTCAATATCTGCAAACGCCATTGCCTTAAATGCAGCTTGCCATGCTGCGGCACTGTTTATAAATTTTGATTGCAGATTAGGATGAAGTAATTCATATGCACTATCACTCTGGGCGGTCTTCATATATTTAAAGAAATTTCTCGTAACACCTTCAGGGCTTTGAAAAATTGGAATATCTATTAAGCCTGAGCTAGAAGACCAGTACAGTAATCCACCTAGAATCACTACTAATAATACAATTGAAGCTATGACCCATGTACCTTTATTGTTTGATTTTGAAATACCAGTATAACCTTGATACCCTTCTTGGTACTGCTGTCGCAGTCCTCCTGTTTGTTGTTGATAATAAGGCTGTTGCGGTTGCCAATTTGTTTGTTGTTGATAGGGAGATTGCTGTGATTGCCAATTAAAAGGAGTTTTACAGTTCCAGCATGCTGGTTGCCCAACATAGTTCTGAGCACCACACTTATAACATTGGAATGTTTGTTGCATTTCTCAGCCCCACAACATCTTCTGTATTATAACGGATTTATAGCTATAAAATAAAGTCCGAATAATGAACTATGACAAGCCTTTAAATCCTCATTTAATTTAATGGTGCCACTACTCGACTAATAACCCTCTTGTATGATATTACTATCATTATTGGCATAAACACTCATATTTTTGGTTGATTAGGCTGCTGCAAAAGCTGCAAGGCTGGCACCATATTCATCGGGTTAAGATAAATATCGCCCTCTTCTCCGGGCAGCGGGTTTTGATTCTCCAATTCCCTGATGTCATTAGCCGACAGCCAGCCCCACTGACGGCCGGTAGCATAGGCCTGGTAGCGTGCCTGGATATTACCTCTCAGCAGTCCATCAACCAGGAATTCCGCAAAATAATCCGCCCTCTCGTCGGGGTTAAGCAGCTTCTGGTTGATCGACTGCTCCCAGCGGACCAACCAGGGACGCATGGTGTAGACCACGAACTCCAAGGCCTGTTCCTCGATGTTGCTGAAGGTGGCCCGGTCAAGATCTCCGATCATGTGGGGCGGTATGTGAAAGAACGACGCTATCTCGTTCCGCTGGAATTTGCGGGTCTCCAGGAACTGGGCATCGTCGGGCGGTATGCCTACCTTGCTCCACTTCATGCCCTCTTCCAGTATGGCCAGCCGGTGTTGGTTGGACAGGCCGGAGTGCATCTCATTCCATGATTTACGCAGGTTGTCCTGTGCTTCCTTGGATAGCTTGGCCGGGTGCTCAAGAACACCGCCCGGAGCCGCGCCGTTGCCGAAGAACCTGGCGCCGAATTCCTCCGTAGCCAGCGATAAACCGATGGCTTCACGGGCCAGTGTAATGGGAGGATAACCAACAAGCCCGTCAAAGCCCAGTCCAGGGATATGCCAGACGCGGTACGCAGGCAGGGTTACCATACCTGCGCTGTTCGGTAAGTAATATTTGTAAATAATCTGGTCGTTTTCCCGCCAGACCTGCATCCTGTCCGGCCGCAATGGCCAGAGGGCTCTTACTTTGGTATAGCCGTCCCACTCTATCTCTGCATATGCGTTGCCCCATGTCACGAGGTGCGCCATCAAAGTCTCGCGGAAGGTAAAACTGTTCATCTCCGGATTGGGTATATCGTGCAGTATCTGATAGAGAGGATGCTCAATAGCTCTTTGTTTGCCCCTTTCCAGCCTCTTGTACAGGTGCAGCGGCAGGGATGCCAAAGTTTCTGATAAGATGCGCACACAGGCGTACACCGTTACCACTGAGAGGGCGGTAGTCTCGGTAACGCTGGCGCCGGTGTTGCTCCTGCGCCAATAGAGATTGAGCGGGTCATCCACCCGGCTAACAGTACTGCTTGCCGAGTTGCCCAGCAGCTTCTTTAAAAACGGTATCTTCATATAACTGTCAGTCCCTGCGTTTCATACATCGACGTCTCGATCAGGTTGCTGTGGCGGCTGGCGCGGTCGATGGACATGATCAGGGCCACCATGCCGTCTATCTTCTGAGTAGACTTCTCCTTGTCAGGCTTGAGGTTGCCGGCCGGATCCATCCTTACGACCAGATTGTCGCAGTTCCACCTGAGTACAGGATGCCCGCCGTGCCTGATCTTCTTGCTCAGCACAAGGTTCATCAGTTCCTTGGTAGGGGCGCTCATGGAAGCAAAGCCCTGGCCGAACGGGACCATCAGAAAACCATCGTCCGTTAAATCCTGGCACAGCTTGGTCGCTCCCCAGCGGTCAAAGGCGATCTCGGCAATGTCATATTTCTCTCTCAGCTCATGCAAGGTGTGGCGTATGTATTGGTAATCAATGACATTGCCTGGTGTAAGGTTTATCAGGCCTTCCTTGGCCCAGGAACGATAGGGCACGCGGTCCCGTTTTTCTTTGTCCACAGCGGTGTCGCCTGGTATCCAGAAGTGCATCAGCACGTCAAGATAGCCATCATCATCGATAAAGACCAATGCCAGGGCAGTCAGGTCGGTGGTGGCGGACAGGTCCAGCCCGGCGTAACACGTGCGGCCATTGAGTTTCTCAACATCGACGTCTTCGCTGCAGGCGTCCCAGGCATCCATGGGCAGCCACCTTTCCACGGAGTTCACCCACTGATTCAGATACAGCCGCCTGAAGGCCATCTCCAGGGCCGGTGTCTCCTGCGCCTTATTGCAGAGGGTGCGCATCTCATCGATGCTGCGGAAGGTGCCCAGCGCCGGATTGCATGACGCCCAGACCTTCTCGTCCTTCCAATCCCTGTCCTCAGGGGCGGAAAAAATGACCGGCAGGAAGGTAGGGTCCTCAATGATGCCGTTCTGCACCTTCAAGGCGTAATTGTGCTGCTCCCAGCAGATAGAGTTGCGGTCATATCCCGCCGTGGTGATCACCAGTGTCAAAGGCTGGCGGCGCGAGCCGGTCGAGGTCGTCAGGGTGTCCCACAGATCGCGGTCGGGCGCAGCGTGCAATTCGTCGTAAATAATCCCGTGGGCATTGATGCCCCACTTGGTAAAGGCCTCAGCCGAGATGGCGCTGTAGAAGGAGTTGTACCTGCGATAGACGATGCGCTTCTGGCTGTCCACAATCTTGGAGATGTTAAACAGGTTGGGCTCCTGGCGTACCATGGCTGCTGCCTCATTGAAAACCAGTGCTGCCTGCGGCCTGTCGTT